CAACTCAATCGCCCGAGTGGTTCGCCCAGCTCCTCACGATTGACGACACGCGAGCACTATCTGCTGCTTCTGTGCAGGGAGCCTTAGCCGAGTATCAGGCGCTCTACGGCTCAGACGTAGGCCGGGCGCAGTTCAGGCAAGAGTACTACTGCGATTGGAACGCGGCGATACTGGGCGCGTACTTTGCGCTCGAGATGGCGCAGGTCCGCAACGAGGAGCGCATCGTTGCAGTCGATGCGATCGACGAGCCGGTGCATCGTGCGTGGGACATCGGCATGAAGGACGACACCAGCATCTGGTGGTGGCAGATGCAGGGAGCGCAGATCATCATCCTTGATCACTACGCGGCGAGCGGCGTAGGCGTCGAGCACTTTGCCGATCGCATTGCAGAGCGCAGAGCGCAGCACGGATGGATCGACGGCACCGACTACGTCCCGCACGACGCCAAGGTGAAGGAATGGGGAACGGGCAAGACGCGGGTGGAGACCATGAGGGGATTTGGTCTCGCGCCCATGCTGGTGCCGTTCGCATCATTTCAGGACGGCATCAACGCCGCCCGCCGCACGCTGCCATTGTGCGTCTTTCACCCGCGCACCGAGGAGACCGGCGTGGCTGCGCTCGAGCAGTACCGGCGCGAGTGGGACGACGAGAAGAAGGCATTCCGGCAGAGCGACGTCCACGATTGGACGGCGCACCCTGCGGCTGCATTCCGCTACCTGTCGCTGGCGTGGCGTGGCGTGCAGCACCGCGAGGTTATCGTCCCCAAGCCGGAAGGCTGGCAGATCCCGCCACCGCCAGAGCCGAGGCGAGGAGGCATTGTGCTATGAAACGTCTGCGCTCTGTTGCAATGTGGTGCGTGATGCATGTGCCGCTTGGTCCGCTGCTGCCGCACGTTCTCGCTTTCGCGCTGGGCGCCAGCTCCTACCGCGAACTGAAGGATGACCACAATGGCTGACCCTGACGAGCCAGAGTTCGATTGGGAAGGAGAGCCATACGCTCGCCACACCGATCCGGTGACGAGCCACATCTCCGCCGATCGCATGGATGGCGATCGCCTCTCGCATCTGAAACGCAAGACTGTCGAGGCCGCCAGAGAGATGGGCGACTACGGCATGATCAACGATGACCTTGTGCGGATAACCGGCGAGGAGTGGAATGCGATCACGCCTCGCGTCAAGCCGCTGCTCGATGCCGGTATCCTGACTATCCGATACGACGCAAACTTCGAGATCATGCAACGCATGGGCAGCAAGCGCAGACCGCAGCGCATCGTCTGGCTCGTGAAGGGTGACACCAATGGCTGACGACACGCCCTCCGAAACCGGCCCGGCAGCCGACGACATCCGGCTCGACGACCAGACCTACAACCCGGCAGTCGAACCCAAGAAGGCGAAGGCGTGGCTCAACCTGCTGGCCGAGAGCGAGAAGGCGTTCGAGAAATGGAATGACCACTGCGACAAGATCGACAAGCAGTTCGCATCGCTCGAGCGGCTGTCGAACATGGCGCGTGACAAAGAGTATCAGATGTTCTGGGCCAACATGGAGGTGATCAAGCCTTCCATCTACGCCAAGCCGCCGCAGCCGGTCGTCGTCCCCAAGTTCAAGGACAGGCGACCTGTGCCGCAAGCCGCGTCCGAGATCATGGAGCGGTGCGCGATCGTCGCCTTCGACCTCACCCGCATCAACGACACCATGCTGCTGATCCGCGACGACGTCGCCATGATCAGCCGCGGCGTGGCGTGGTGCCGCTACGAGGAGGGCGGTGACGGCGAAGGCAGCTACTACGATCACGAGAAGGTCTGCATCGAGTTCAAGCATCGCCGGGATTTCCTGCATTCGATCAGCCGCTGCTGGTACGAGGTGACATGGGTGGCGGCAGCCAGCTACATGACGCGCGGCGAGGCCCGCAAGCGGTTTCACGCTACCAGCAAGGACGAGTACCAGAACGCCGAGTACAAGGTTGACAAGGACAGCAAGGACGTCGGCGGCGCCGATAAGCGCGAGCGGGCAAAGTTCTGGGAGATCTGGCACAAGACCGAGAAGCGTGTCGTCTGGGTCGCAGAGGGCTGCGAGAACATTCTCGATGAGGACGATCCGCACCTCGACCTGCAAAATTTCTTCCCATGCCCCAAGCCAGCCTACGCCAGCGTGCAGCGCGGCTCGCTGGTGCCGGTGCCCGAGGTCTTGCAGTACAAGGACCAGCTCGAGGAGATCAACCTGCTCACCGGGCGCATCCACGCACTCAGCGATGCGCTCGAGGCGAAGGGGTTCTATCCAGCCGGTGGCGCCGAGCTGTCGGATGCGGTGCAAGCGGCAATCAAGATCAAGTCGCCCGGCAGACTGCTCGTCCCCATCAGCAACTGGGCGGCGTTTGGCGGCTCCAAGGAAGTGATCATCTGGCTGCCCATCGACATGATCGCGCAGACCATCACGGCACTCGTCGCGCTCCGCAAGCAGGTCACCGACGACATCTACCAGATCACAGGTTTATCCGACATCATGCGCGGCCAGACCGATCCCGGCGAGACGCTGGGCGCCGTCGAACTCAAGACCGATTACGGCTCAGTCCGCATCCGCGACAAGCAGCAGGAGCTGGCGCGGCTGGCGCGTGACCTCGTCGAGATCACGGCAGAGATCATCACCGAAAAGTTCGATCCGGTGACGATCATCGAGATGTCGCAGACGCAGCTGCCGACGCAGGATCTGATCAGGAAGCAGATCGCCAACATCCAGAAGCAGATGCAAGCGCAGCAGCAACAGGCCGAGCAGCTGATGCAGTCGCCGCAGATCCAGCAGATGGCGAAGCAGAACCCGCAAGCCGGTCAACAGGCGATGCAGCAGTTCCAGCAGGTCCAGCAGGGCGCCAACCAAGCCATCCAGAAGCTGGCGGAGAAGCCGACGATCGAGCAGGTGCTCCAGTTCATGAAGAACCAGCGCACCAAGTCATTCGTGCTCGACATCGAGACTGACAGCACCATCCAAGCCGACGAGAATGCCGAGAAGCAGAGGCGCACCGAGTTCGTCGGCGTGCTCAGTACGCTGCTGCCGCAGCTGTCGATGATGATCACGGCGGAGCCGCAGACGGCATCGTTCTGCGGCGAGCTGCTCAAGTTCGCCACCGCGCCATTCCGTGCCGGGCGCACGCTCGACGGCGCCATCGACGACCTCGTGCAGCAGATGGAGCAGAAGGGCAACCAAGACCAGAGCAACAACAATCCGGCGCAGATCAACGCCAAGACGGCGTTGCAGATCGAGAACATGAAGCAGGAGACCGAGCGCCAGAAGATCAGTCAGGAAGGTCAGATCGCGCAGCAGCAGATGGCGCAGAAAGACCGGCACAAACAGGCCGACATCAACGCCCAGTTCGCGCTCAAGCAGGTCGATCAGGGCATGTCATCGCAGGACGCACAGGCAAAGCTGGCGGTGCAGAACCAGAAGCTGCTGGAGAGCCGCGAGGCGCACCAGATGGAGATGGCTGGCAAGCAGCAGGACATGGCGCTCAACCAGCAGAAGGCAGACGCCAGCATACAGGCACACAATGCCAAGCTGACGGATATGTCGATGCGGCAGGAGGATCGACGCAGCCAGCAGCAGTTCCAGATGACGCGACAGGCAACAGCAGTGCCGGGAGGCCGCCGTGGCTGACGACCCCGAGGTCATGGGCGAGCTGGCGCGGCAGGACGATTACGGCATGACGCCTGAGCAATGGGCGGCGCTGTCTGGTCCCGGCGTGCCTTGGCAGTCGGATGCCTTGGTGGCTGGCGCTGCCAAGATGGCAGCCGCTCCCGGTCAGGCGCTGCAATCAACGACACCGATCACCACTGAGGAGATGATCAAGCCAGCCGCTGATATTGCCATGGCGACTGTTGGTGGCGCTTCACCGTTTGCACCGGAAGGGGCGATCGGAGCTGCTGGCGGCAGGATCAGGACACCGAGTGATCCGCTTGTGGGATTTGCGCCGGACAAGAGCGCGATCGGTGATCTGTTCGACTACTCTCGCATTCACGAGACGCCAGATGTGCGGCAATACGACCTGCCGCGCTACGAGCCTCCTCGCGGCGTGAGCGAGCGTGTCGATGCACTGGTTGGAAATAAAAAAGTGCAGCAGCAAATGCTCGACTACATCGACAAGGGTCGCGACATGAATGCCGAGACCTTCTACTACAACGAGCCACTGCGTGATGCTTTCGTGTCTGAGCTGGGCAAGAAGAAAGGCCCAGATGCGTTTGCGCGGTACATGGACTACGTCGCAGCCACCTCACCACGATCGGATGTTGAGACCAACGCCCGCAACGCCAGCTACTACTACATGCTGGAAAAGCAGGGGTTGCCGGTGCCAGAGCAAGGCGGCGTCAACCCGCAGCCTTACGGCCACATGGCGCAGAACCTGCATCGAGAGAACGCCGAGAAGATCCGTTCCGGCGAATACTTTGATTCGATCGCCAACCCCAAGCCGTTGTCGTTCAGTCAGAACCTGCAAGGCAATTTCGCGCCGGTGACGGTGGACGCGCATGCATTCAAGCTGCCAGCGATGCTGTCGCGCGATCCTGATTTCCTTGCCGGTTCTCTCAAGCTGGAGAAAGGCGAGCCGACGATCAATCCGACACAGATGTACGAGGGCGGCGACCTCACGATGCGCGAGGCTGCCAAACGTCCTGTGTATTGGGCCGCGCGGCCAAACAAAAATGAATACGGCGCGATGGAGCAGTACTACAAAGGCCTTGCCGGTGAGGCTGGCATGACGCCAGCTCAGACACAGGCGGCTGCGTGGGCTGGTGGCGGCAAGGTCACAGGTCTTGGCAGCGTTGCCGGTGACCCGTTTATGCGAGCCGTGGAAAACCGGGCTATCAAGACGGCGGCTGAACGTGGCATTACGCCAGCCGAGGCGCTGTCGCAGATGATGCGCGGCAAGGCACCGCTGCTTGGTGTCGGTGGTGCTGCCGCCATGGGCGGTCTCGCCGCGCAGGACAACTACGATCAACAGTAACCAGAGGAGATCGCGACATGGCTAAAGAGGCAACGACACGAAGGCACGAACACGAACCAGAGGTTGAGGAGCGAGACGTAGTCGTCAATCCGCTGGCGCAGAGCGCAACGACGGTAACGCCGGACGGCCCGACGCCGCCGACGAACATGCCGGGCCAGATTGGCATGCGCCCGCCGACGACAGCTGGCCTCACGCCGATCGACGACGGCGCGGCTGGCGCACTCACGGCATTCGCTACACCCAGCGCGGGCGGAGCACCTTACGAAGGCGCTGGCACTGAGGTGGTGGTGACGGCAGCCAGCGTTAACCCCGGACCCGGCGGTCAGCTGCAAACCGTTTCGGATCTGGGTAATTACACCACCACGCCAAACGCCTCGCATGCGTCGTCACTCTCAGGCGGAGCGGCGCCTACGATCAGCGCACTGGCACCGGCATCACCGGCAAGCGGCGTCGGCACGCTGGCGCTCACGGTCACCGGCGCAAACTTTACCCGCAACTCGCAGGTCTACGTCGGAGGCGTGCCGCAAGCCACCACCTATG